TCCCGCCATGATTGCGTCACCAAACGATTAAGATTCTCCAAGCCAGTCTGGTTCATGGCTAGAATAGTCTGGTGACACTTGCGCATTTCTTCTGCCTTAGCAATGTAACCTTCGACACCATATATTGGCTTGATGCCGAATTGTTTACACGCTTTCTCAAGCTGAACGTGTGATGACGTGTTCCCATGTTCAGTAAGAGCCATGGCTGTCATGCCTAGTTCAGCGCAACGCTTTACGTGTTCACGCGGTAATCCGAATCCGTCGCCATAGCTAAATGTGCTATGATGGTGAAGACTCACGTACTGCATGGTCCCCTTCTGCCTTCATCTCAGCCAGAATATTGAGACAGGTACCAATTAAATCCATGATTATTTCATCTGTTTGTTCGAACTTGAGTTTTTCACCATCCCACAGGCATCTTTTGAGCTTGATGATTTTCCTCCACATATCAACAAATGGAGCTTTCGGCCCGAGACCACCACTTAATCCGCCGTAATCCTTGGTCTTCTTGAGATACAATTCCAGAGCTTTCGGCAAAATCTCGTAGACAATTCTGATTGAATCATCGTGTGGAAGATTTTCAAATCTGTATTCTATTAGATCAGGGCCTAGGCGTTCAACCCAAATTACTGGTTCACCGCATATAGATGGTTGCCTAGCTTGTTCACGCATAACTTCAGCTTGTGATGAACTTGGTCCCCAATAAGATTCTTTTTCCAAGGATGTTAGGTCATCCACGCTTTTCTCTCCAATTTCCAAGATCAATTAATATTTCTTCCAAAGCAGCATCTAAATCCATTGCTCTTGGGAACCAATCTAGATGCTTGTTATACGGCTGATCGCGCAGTATGGTAGGTAATTTCAATGAAGCAGCCTGTTGCACCATCTCGGGTAAATCATCCAAAACAGCGGCTACACGTTCACGACCGACTTGTTTAACTAGGTCGCGATATTTATGCTCGCCCCAAATCAAGTGATCATATTGTATCTTATTAGCACGTAGCCAGTGGCGGGTGTCTGGACTTTGAGTATCCAGCTTTAAATATGGTCTTGTTGTTGCTAACCATAATTCAGCTCCACATTTACGAATTGTATTAGTAAGCTCAGCTGCCCCTTCATAAGCTGGCATGCTTCGTTCTAGTCCACCTTGTCGATAGGCCAATTTACATTGTCGATAGGTTGATTTGCTTGTTTGCATAAATTTATGAAGGGGCAGCCCAGGGTTAATATCTTTGGGATCGGGCATTTGGCGTCCATACCATCCAGCTGCAAAACACAAGAAGTGCGAATGATAATCTCCTAATGTGCCATCTATATCAACAGCTACAACTGGTCCATCGAAATTGTGCTTCATGCTCGTCCGCCGATGTCCCATCCACGCTCATTTATTCGATGTCCATTACCCGTCTTACCGTTTTTAATATTCCATCGACAAACAGCCTCACCAGCTTCGATCATTGAGATCGCATGGAATATATCTACGCATTTATGGATCTTGACACATTTATCATCATGGAATACAGCGAGTTCATTGTTAAGGTCGATATCATAATACTGCAATCCTTCTGCTGATATATTGCCTTTTTCATCTTCCTCCCACTGAATACTTACTACTCCAGCATCACTTAATCTTGTCATTGGCTAACACCTTCATCGCTTGATAAAATGCATCACTGGTTAAAATACCTTTTTCCCATGCTCCATAACGCCCGAGGTGCACAAAGTCAGGTGCGCCATTAGTTTCACATCGTAATGGCTTCTCAACTATTACGGCACCTATCCACGGTGGTTTCTCCCATCTTTCAAAATATGGCCATTCCAATGTGGATCGGTTAAATATTTTCGCAGACCGATACCATGTACATAAAGTGGTTCCATCGCATACAATTGTAAAGTCGGCTTGTTTCGCTAACCATCCTGGGTCCACATCGCCTAGTGCCCATATCTTCTTACTTTCGAAAATATCACCAGGTTGAGCCCATAGTTTACGAGGTACAGTTGATATTACTAAATCAGCATTCCAAGTATAATATGTGTTGCTATTGTTAAGCTCATGCTCAACTATCCATGGCTCAAACTCTTTCCATAGCCAGTCATATGCCCGTCTTAAGTCCCAGGCATAGTGTTGTTCAGTAAGGTCTTCAGGACTTACAGTACCATCCCAAGATTCGCCGTACACCTTATGACGATATTCTTCTGGCGTGCCTCGTAATTGATATTCTACTAGGTGTGGGCCGTCCGTATCTATTTTTGGAATTGGTTTATGTAAATACTGGGCGCCATGTAATTTGCTTTTCGCTTTACGACTATAAATGCGAAAGTCCCAGCCACTTATATTTGCCGCATGAGCGACCATCAATCCGGCGGGACCACAACCCAGAATGGCGACGTGTTTAGTCATATCTTTGTGTATCTAACGATAATGTTGCGCTTAGCTTTTGGATCTATGACTTCAGCTTCGACCTTACCTAGCTTACCATGTCTAAACTCTGTATAGAATTCAGTTAATGTTATTTCATGGTACTCACGTACTATCTCTAGTTTTGGCTGCCTCTTTATGAAACATTCTTGCCTATGCTCCTCACGCCAATCTTCTTGCTCTGGTTCTCTATCTTTTCCCCATTTAGTTGCTCCACAACCTGTACACATATATAGATTTCGGTTCATTCCGGTAGGGTCCACAGCTTGGGAGAGCCTGATTATTCTTTTGATTTCAGATCCATCTGGTATTGTCGTCATGTAGGGATTCCTCTCTGTAGTGCGCGTGATTTACGGTTATACCGATGGTATGCGCGCGCCACCAAAACCCAGGCCAGGAGGTAGGAGGCCCTTACCTGGGTTCAGAATGGTGGCGCTTCAACATCATCTAGCTCAACCGGAGTTTCATCATCTAAAAAGTCAGCGGCATCTATGATCTCTGCATCATCTTCGATAATTTCCACGCCAGTATCTTCGTCAACCTGACCATTAGCTACAACCATTGGCTTTGGTCCGGTATACGGCAAATACTGATTGACTTCAGCACGAGGATTGCCTTCTAGATCACGACCCATCCTGGTTACGATTCTTACGACATGCTCGCCGGCGGGTGAGGCAATGACGTATGGGCCAATCTTTTTGATGTGGATTTCTTCAGTACCAGCCCGGTTTGTTTCTTTATCAGCATTTGGTCCGTTCGGCGGCCAGAACGCTGTTTCAACGGCATCTTTGGCCGCTTTTGAACCGTCCGTCAAAGCATGAAGAAATCCATTTGCTCGACCAGCTTGACTCTTGATGATATTCAAACCGTCCCAAATTGGAGCACCATAATATGTGTAGTTCGTGTCTTTGAGACCTTCAGCACCGGCCCCGCCACATATCTCAAGAAGAATTGATATGCGCGGTTTGCCCTTATTATCACCTTCCTTATTAATTTTGCCTACAGTCATTCGTTTGACTTTGGCAATATATGAGCCTTTGGGTGGCACTGGTCCCTCATACTGAGATATGCCACTGCCCCAGGCTTCTTCTCCCTTACCGCTGATATCCCACTTTAATTTCATCTAATCCTCCTCGCCATCCGCGCCGATGCTTACGCTAAGCAATTCGACATTGTCACTCTTATTCAGTTTTTGCCTAGGTTGTGGATTTTCAGGAACCACTCTAGGTTCTGGCGCCGGTTTCGGACCAGACTCAATCAATTCGCGAACTTGCTTCAAAGACAAGTTCACAGTTCTTGGCTCAAGACATAGAGTCCTGTCTTTCGCCATAACTGTCTTACTATTCTTCCATTGAATTACTCGAATTTCTTCCCATCTGTCTGTGCCATCTTCATTGACGCCGATCTTACGTCTGGCAATTTTCATTTGACCGAAGCTAGTCATCCAGCTAGCAACTTGCTTGGCGTATTGAGTTCCTTTACCTTGCATCATTGGCAATACAACCTTATTGCCGTCTTCATCCTCTTCATCTTGTTGAAGTGCCGTGAAAAGAACATTGACCGGAAGATTCGTGAATGCTTTCACCATTCTGCGAACTTTCTCAAAGTAAGGAATCCAATCCTGAAGTTGCGGTACGTCTGGGTCTCTGGAAGGGTTCATCCTCACGCCTTCTTCAAGAATGTAACGCATGCACATTTGCTGCATTTCCGTTAATGAGTCAAGTACAACCCAGTTGAACGGAATTGGGTCTTGATCTCGCAACCACCCATAGGCAGTAACGATATCATGCCAACCATGTATTTGCCACTTCTTTGCAGTTGAACCCAAACGCTTGGCGGATATGGTGCCGTTATCTTCAGGTGCAATAAATAAAACATCATCGTCTGAACCGCCGAAAACAGTCTTGCCAACGCCGCTATCAGCGTAAACAAGTAAATTCACGTATTCGTCTTCATCCTGAAGGTCGACAATGTTAGACGGTAAGTCTACCACAATAATCTCTCTTTCTCATCTGGCTTTTCAGGCATTCTAATCACATATGCCTCTATTTCATCTGTCATTGCAACTAAGTTATCAGCGTCACCTTTCGATATTCTACCAAGAGCGGCCACACGTAAAACTCTACGTCTGAACGTCTTGAGTTCTTCAAGCCCCAATTCCTTGACTCTCGCGACCATTTAGTTCACTCTCCGCTCCTCACCTATTTCAAACTTGGCAACCAAGTCATCCATAGCCATAAAGAACGCCATGCCGTTAGCTTTGAGCATTCTCATAAACTTTTTATCCCAACAATCTTCACAGATAAGGAATTTGCCATACTCGTCAAAGTCAAGAGCATGCCAGATAGTTCCTTGATCACGTAGATTATTTTGCCCACAATGGCAGCATGGATCTGGATCAATATTCATATATGTCTCCATGTTTTATAATTTACAATTCTGCATATAGTCATTTGATTTACGTGAAAAATCTTCGCCAAGTCATATTGTGAATATTGCCCTGTAGCATACATTTTTCTTATTTCATTTACTTCTGCCCACGTTAATTTTGTCGAGGGATTACGTTCACCGCTAAAATCATATTTATAATGACAATTTGTACATCTAGGTGTATAGTTGTAAATATCTTCATCATCAGTATTGTGAATCCACGTCCAATGGTATGCCTCAGATCCACAATCTACACAATTATACTCAGACGCTTTTCCTCGTATAATCTCAATCTTACCATGTAATTGTCTGCGTGCAGTAGTATTGCCTGGTTTAAGCATCATGCAATTTCTTACTGCTAATCGCGCCTTCACGGTGATCAGCATACGGATCTATTGATTGCATTGTAGTGGATATAAAATATTCTGTGTCACCGCCGGATTCGTCAAGTTCGCATAGATCAAAAAATTTGCAGAAGTAACAGTCACGTTGAGGAGTTTTCAACAACGGCATGCGTCCGGTTCGCACGTCGTCCATAACACGGGCCTCTTCAGAGATACGGACAACTTGCCGTTGACGTTCTTTACTTGTGCGCGGAACAAAATAACGTAGGAAGTTTGGTGAACCTTGTTTCTTACTGACACTACCATCTTTGTTAAGTCTTTGACCATCTTCGTCAGTCGGCCTATCATCAATCCTGCCACGGCGAACAAAGTTATACTCCATTCCGACAATGCGTTCAGTTGGCTCAATTAAGCCCTGATGTCTTAACGCTGTTGTACCTACGGCGATGTATGTACTAGCTTGTTCATCTAATGTAAGGTGATACGTGATTATATCTTTCGCAGTTTTATGATCAACCATCTTTACTTGATTATCATTAAGGTCACGAACGCAAAGATCAAAAGTCCCAACGACCCTAACAATAGGCCGATACCCACGCTTACCCTTCTCCGAGACCATTGGTTTGTACCGGACATCGGGGATAATAACATCAAACTGCCGCTCAGCATCCAATACAAGCCAATGAGGATCGCCGCGATACAATTCGACATACGCTTCGGCCAAGTCCAATCCAAGGTCATGGAAATCTTCCCACTTGGCTACAGTCTCGTCGTTGGTGTAATCAGTGGTCTTCACAGCTGCAACTACATCACTAGATAATTTGTCCCACGTATCCGCAGGATGTGGGCCACGTTCTAAGCCAGGTATGTAATACTCAGCTAACGCTATATGAAAAAGAGACCCAAAATCAGCAGCTTCTTTTCCAAGCTCGACTTTGGGTCTAATTCTGCGAACGTACTCCATATACCAGGCCCATGCGCAACGTTTAAATGCTGCCCGTTCACTTTGGCGGAGAAGTGGAAGTTCTTCAACGTTCATGAGTCATTCCTAAATAATGACTTAATTCTCCACCATGGAGCATGGACCATTTCTTCCAGCCAGGTAGGTATGTATCATATGCCTTTTGCCAGCTAACTCTGATTGAATTTTGTTTATCGAAGTCAGCTTTGTCTGGATTGTTAACAATATTTGGATACTTAGCGTACAGCTGTTCGTGCCACAATTTCTTTTTTGCCTTGAGATTACCTTCGCCACCTGCATAATCAAGCATACCGCCAGGTTGATAGCGAGTGCCTACTGAATTTGATCGTGTTCCCAAGTGAATCATCCATGGATAGCCAGCTTGTAGCCCACGTAAGAATAGGTCATTGTCTTCAGCATATTCTAAGTGCTTATCGTAATTACCAATTTCAAGCACGTTATCGACATTTAATGCTACAAGCCTAAAAGTCCCGGTAGGCAATAAAATAAGATCATCACGGCCTCTTATTAATCTCCCAAGACAAAGATCATGATAGCCATATCTAGCTGTGATACCTAAAACTTTATGGTGTGTAGCACAAGCTGCAAAATTACTCATGCTATTGTATTTAACATTTGGCTTTATGTCGTCATCAGCAAGCACTATAGATTTCATGCCCCAACTGCCGGCTAAGTTGATGCAATGCATTCTACTATGTCCAATGCCACCATTCCTAATTGGCAAAGGGTGAATGCTTATTGTTGGATTCTGATTTTGAGCGCCTGGTCTTGATCTGAACATATATCTGAGATATGTGTCTTGTTCATCTGGCTCAACAATGAAATGAACATGAAAGTTTAGGCTTCGCCAAGATTCAACAAGCTTGGCGGCTTCTTCCCAGCGCCCACGTGATGGAATGAATACGTGGTTACCCATTATCGTGAACCGGGTCATCTTGGCTCAAGCCACAGACGACGCACTCCTCGCCGTCACCGATCTCGCCACCTTCTTCACATTCACAATTAGATTCATCTTCACCACATTCAAGACAAATCTGTTCAGGCTCGAAATCATGATCGTATTGATCGTCGTCGTCATTACCCGGTTCAAGGTTTTCGGGCATTTTTTTTTATTCCTCTCATGGTTTAATTTTACTGGGTGAACTGGTGTTCACGGGAATGCGGAGAGGAACCCCTTCGACTACACACTCCCGCGAACGCCAGAACACCCAGTGCGGGAAAACCGTGGCAGGAAAACCGCACTGGGGCTGGGGCAGACTTGGGATGCCCATCTGCCATGGGCGCTTTAGAAGCTAGCCTCACTCACGCCAGCTGCAACAGGCTCACCTTCATCCTTGGTGCGCAAGCGCCGACGTGTCTTGGCCGGCTCACCGTCGGCTGTTGCTGAATCGGAGTCATCGCCATCAGCACCTTCTTCAGCTGCCTTGGCTGCTTCCTTGTCGGCCTTCTCCTGTTCTTTCTTGGCCTTCTCAGCGTCCTTCTCAGCCTTTTTCTGCTCACGATCTAGCTTCCGCTTCTCAGCATCGGCATCACGCTTTTCCTTGGCTATACGCCGTTCCTCAACCAGCTCCTGTGCGTGGCCCTGTTGCCATTCACGGTGATGGATGAAGGTAGACGCGACCTGCGCCTCACTGACGAAGTCTTCACCTTCGTTTTCATTGATGTAAGCGGTGAAACTCTTCATCGCTGGACTGGGGTTATCGACACCCCAACGACGGCCTTCTGGCATCTTACTTGCTCCTTTATCTATGACTGGTCTTTTCTCGACCTAACTCAATTGTATCGAATTTTCTCGCGAAAGTAAAGAGAAAAACCCTAAAAATTCAGTTTAATTTTATGCCGTTTCATCCTCCTGTCGTCTTTCGCGGGTTAATCCGCATACGTCTAACAATGGCGTTTGGACCGCCATCCACACGCAAGCTACGACGACCCTGGCGGGCTAATCGGAATTTGAGCAGCCTTTCGTGTTCTTCAATGGTCTCCATATTGACAATTCGCTCCATATACTTACGAATCACTTCGTGATCAGGCTTGCGATTGATGACTAAGTATGCACTCACGAAGCCAGCTGCGTAGACTATTATGCCTTCCAGAATTTCAATTATCATCCAGTAACCAACTTCTTGGCCACGTCTAGTCCTCTCGCTCCATCCATAATGGATTTGATATTGAATTCAGCTTCAGCATTAGCTTGCGCGATATGCTCTTCAATTGTGTTCCTAGAGAACACTTTCCAAATAGTCACTTGGTGAATTTTACTAAGTCGGTGGAGCCTATCCTCAACTTGCTCCTGGTCTGAAGTATTCCAGGTCTCATCAAGAATGACCATTTCATCGGCTGCATCCAAAGTCAAACTCACCCCGCCAGCGGTTGTCGTTAATAGCAAGACGCGAGTAGGACTGGTTGGATTATTTTGCCAATCGTCTTTGATTTCCTCTCGTTTCTTGTCTGGCGTATAACCAGTGAACTTATGGCTCAGGATTCCCTCTTTGGCGAGTCCATACGCGAAAGCATCAATGAGCTTTGAGAACTGACTGGCAACCACAATCTTAGGCACGTCGGCTGGAGCATGACGATAATCTGGCGCCATATCTTTGTCGATACCTCGCTCATTAAGAAATTCGATGAGCCATTCATACTTATTACTTGGCAAGATTGGTATGAATACACCATCATCGTTGAGCTTTCCATAACTACCGGCAAATTGCTTAAGTCTTGTGAGTTCCGCCAAGATGCCGGTGGTCTGTAATATGCCACCTTCAATTTCGGTCTGTGCCTTACGTTCCATCTCTTCATATGCCCTCGCTTGCTCGTCTTCCATTTCAAGCCAAATGATATTATAGAGCTTTGGCGGGAGATCAGCAGCGACTTCTGCTTTGGTTCGTCGAATCATAACGCTTGATGCCTCTTTATACATTGCATCTTTGTCTTTAATGCGACCGATTACCATGCCATAACCATTCTGATATGTATCAAAATGCTCATTAATCCATCGCCAATAACTCCTGAATAGATCAGGCTTAAGCCAGTTGAGCTGGCCCCACAGATATTCTTCTTTGCCCCTAAACGGAGTTCCTGATAATGCAAGTCGCAATCCTTGCTCTTTTACCGTAAGCGCGCCTAATCCTTGCTTCTGAGCAGACCATTTCTTTCGATTGCCTGACCCGCCGGCAATTGTCTGGTGAGATTCATCAATGATAATTGCTGACCATTCATAGTCGAACAATTCCTGAACGGCCTCACCGACGATCTTGAACTGCTTTTGGCCGTCCTTTTTGACATAATTGCCATATTCATCTATCTGAGCTTTGATTCTGACATAATTCGGACTTGTGATAACCCAAATACGCTTTATGTCATCGCGCTTTTCCATAATTTCAATGGCACGATTAACCACATAACCACGCTCATCAGGGCTTAAATGTGCACCGATAGTGATAACTTTCTCACCAGGCGCCCATTTCCTTAGCTCTTGTGGCCAAGTTAGCTTTGCGGCGGATTTGGGGGCAATGACGAGGATGGGGCCAGTAAGGCCCGATTCAATAATTGCTGCAATTGACTGAATGGTTTTTCCAAGTCCTGGCTGATCTGCGATAAGGCAGCTGCGGTTTCTGGATGCAAAGGCTGCTCCAACAGATTGGAAAGGTCTTGCACTAATTGCGCTCCAGATTTGAGGATATTTCTCGCGGATTCGCGGTAGGTCGATGAGTCCCATGTGCTGGACATCTGGAATGGTCTCCTGTCTTGCTTTTTCCTGCATTGCCCATTCATTGAGCGATGGCGAAATCTTGATATTGGCGTCAAATCTATTTGCTACTTCGCGTGCTTTTACACAAGTATCCCAGTGGGCGGGAAACACCCAGAATTTGTGTTCACCGTTCCAAATTGCTGGCCCAGGCAATCTTGCCTTGAGCTCACGATTTAAGTCTGGGTCATAACCGTCAAGTTTCACCCAAATCTTGAGTGCTTGATACTCATCGGTTAAGCCCATTAGCCACTGACGGCTCATTGGGTTCCTCTCGTTCTTCTGTCCATACTTTAATTATAGTCCACTTTCGATTGAAAAGGAAGATTTCAAAGGCGCTTTAAATAAACTGTTCATGTATTATACCAGGAGTAGTCGTTGACGTTGGCGACGGAGCTACCATTGGCGGGACCGTCGTTGACGATGTGCCGCGACAATCTGGGCCCCAGGATGGAGGACATTGTCTGCAACTGCCGTCTGGCATAATATATTCTGAACAACCACTGCCTGGTGGCGTTGTAATTACTGGTGCTATTGGCTTGAGCGGTGGCCCAATATAAACATGCTCGTGCGGGGATATAGCAGAATTGATTACCACAATTCCCATAACTCCTCCGCCAACGAAGCCGAGCATAAATGCCTTAACAATCATCCTACTCCTATCACGCTGTCTGCATAACATGCGTGGAATCCAAAGTCATCTGCGAATTGAATAATCACTTTTTCTTCCTTGTTCGTTATTACTTTGAAATTTTTAGGCTTAATCATGGCTGATTTAACCGCACCATTAATGCGATTAACCCAAGTTATTGTTGTGTTTCTATGTTTCAGGAGGGCCGCTTTAACCTCGCCAGCTTTTGACTCAGTATCCCAAGGCACACTCGTTGAAAGTCGCTCTACTAGGCTCTCGGCGGGTAGCTCGGAGATAGCGATTCCCGGCCCTGAGGCTAACGGTAGCGCGATGCTTCGACGGGCTCGGTGCGAGGCCCTACGCATCCGTTCGGCATCCGGTAAGTCCTGTGCCAGCTTTGCAGCATGGCTGATATTTCGACATTTTATTGGGTTACCTGCGAATGTATACCAAACATCTGGCCACCATTGTGTCTCTGGCCACTCGATGTCGATGCGTTCATTATCGCCGCGCGTAGCGTTCAAATGTAGAATTTCGCTGTCATCATCGACATACCACTTACCAGTCCATTCAAAATCCTTGATGAACTTTGCAAAGTTATTGACTTTGTCTTTATGCGTTGCCCCAAATGAATGGTAGCCAGATGGATTCTTAACGGTGCCTCTACTCATTTGCCTCTACTATTTCTGCTGCGCGTTTTAATGCTGTTTCCCAAAAACCATCGCGATAAGCCTGTTCATAAACGTCTAGTAGATCCTCGGCAGCATCAAGTGCTTCTTCTATATTTGCTTTATTCAGCAAATCTTCGGCTTCAGCTAGCTCTGCTATGTCATCTATAACCATTATTGGCGTAGGATCACCTGACCATTCGCCGGATAATGGGTCTGGACACATATTCATGACTTCTTCATTATTAGACTCGAAACCTGCTAATAAGATTTCTGCTGTGTCTCGACCAGTTTTATGATTGATAAGTAGTTCGGCAAATACTTCACCTTTGGTTCGGCCAAGTCGGTACGCTGCCTCAGATAATGGATCGTTGTACTTACTCATGTTCTGCCTCACCATCACTGAGTAATTGGTTAGCTTTTACAAAGACGTCCCAGGAATATATGCCTTTTTCGTCTGAAAGGCGCACGTAAGCGCCTACCAGACCTCCTCGCTCGTCTTTCACCTCGCGTTTAACTACACATGGAACAATATAGCAGCCACCTGGAGATAATTTACCACCAGGAAATTTCGCATACATTATACTGCTATCCTAACTGCTATCATTGGGTTATCACAACCTGGACATGGCTTGGGCGGCTCCATTACATTCCCGCCGGAATTCAGCCATTCAATGCCATTATCATCAAAATTAGCCTTATCCCACGTCCCACCTTCTGGGCCTCCGTTCTGTGGGTGATAGAAGCAACCATTGGCTTGCACTCTATCAATATGTTTACAATGTTGATCGCCATATTCACCAGAGAACTTAAACGCCGGACATGTACACGACGCTGGATCATATGGATTCACAGTAACATTATAAATATTGCCGCTGCTTCCGCTTATCTGGAAGTTACTTGCCCATTGTGGGCAGATTAGCGCAACTTCAATGGTTAAATCTGGCATATTTCACCATGGCCATTGTTGTAATGTCTTTCCATCGTCCTCACCGCCCATGATTTGGGCGTTGTGCATTCTATCGAAATGATTTGAGCTGAGTGTACATAGAAATCCTTGATCACTCACGCTCGCACACTTGCCAATACTTTGTAAAAATTGAATGTCTTCATCACTTGGTCTGTTCACATTATTCTGTGATCCTTTCCAGTGTCTTTTCTAGCCATTCCTTGTCATCGCAGCTTTTGACAGCTACGATAACCTGTTCACCTAAATCCTCAAGGAGGGCTTTATCACTGGTGAATTCATCTTCACTGCTTGGAACTATCATTTGGCTTGTTCCTTTTGTTTATTTTCACGTAACCAATCTTTGAATAGCTTGAAACATACTTCATGCATATCAAAGTTACCGGCTGTTCGCATATCGCGCGACTCTTGATTTAATTCAGATTTCAGAACGCGAAGTTTGTAGAAAGGCTTAATAAGTTCCTTCCCGCAAACATCGCATACGACGACACTACTCATTTAAGCACCTGCCTTCTTTCTCAGTGGTGCGACATTTGGATATAGAACAGCTGCGTGATCTACTGCGAACCGAATATGCGCTCGCGCAGTTTGCATGGCGTAATAGCTTCGCCCAATGGCCATTGCCATTTCATACGTGGATTCATCTCGCTCAATTCCACGTATGACGCGATCGACTTCATCATCTTCCCAGCGCATACCTGTACGGTTTGCATTACGTTTAGTCTTTTCGACCATGCGCTTGAAGTCACGCTTTTGTTTGGCGCCCCATTTGGCCATTACTTAATCTCTTTCCTGTTTTGTTCTTTGACTTCTTCATCGGCTCGCAAATTCACGCTTTGCGCCGCTGCTTGACCACGAGACCATGCAGCTGCGTCATATCGCGTAGTTGGGTCCTCGCGAATTGCGCGATACCTGATTCGCGCTGTTGTTTGACGCTTACGCCACCGTTCTTCTTCTCTCAAACGATCACGCGCGATCTTGGCTTTTTCGACATCACTGAGCGCATCCCACTTCGCTTGGCGTTCAGCATCACGCTGAGCATCCTTTTGTCGTTTGACTTCTGGATCAAACTCAGGAAACACGCGATAGAATTCAGCATCCACACGATCTCGCGTATCGACCAGTGCGAGCGCGAATTTATTGGCGTCCACATGCTCTTCACCTTCTTGAGCAATTTTCCTGATATCATCGAGCCGTTTCTTGATTGTTGCCCGATATGATCGCGCAAAACTATTTCGCGTGGCTATTCTTAACTGAGTCCCGCCAGCATACGGATATTTGAGATCCTTGCTATCACAATATTTCTTGCACGCTCGCTTCAACTTATGAATTGATTGGCCCCACGGCGTGTTACCTGGGTCAATCGCTTCGCCAACTTTCCAGCCTAGCTTTGTGTAGAACATTTCTGCCTGATCTTGATCTTGATAACGCCATGGCCACTTCAATCGTGTGTCTTTCGCCTTCTCAGCTAGCAACACTTGATTTTTCCAGCTTACGCCAGCGCTCGCGAATACATATGCGTTGTACTCGATGGACTTGTTGATGTCCCATTGCGGATTGACATTATTAACGAATGTCTTGAAAACATTGAACCAAATCCTTTCCGCGTAGGTAATGTCGTCTTTGTATCCGACGATCTGATATATCCGCTGCCCCTCACGATACCGCCAATTGGTATTCACGCGAACGTTACAATGGTCGAGGATATACATCATCATATCCACGACCTGGTTGTCGAACTCCCATTGGTCATTTACTGCTTCGCTGCGTTGTTCTGCGAAGTTCACTGACCAACTTTCGGTTACTGGAGTGCGAACTCTGTTACCACCGCGTTCTGCAGCTTGGCGGGCCTCGTGCTCATCAATCATATGTTGAGCCATCAGCTTTTCTGCGCGTTCCTCCGCCAATTCACGCTCGTGCGGTGATGCGCCTTCATCAGCTGCCAAAAGCAACAGTTTGTTGATTCTGGCCATTATATTTTCATTTGGTTCGGTCATGGGTTCCTCTCCTGTAATTCACCTAACGGATTACAAATTAACACTGGTTTTCTCTGTTTGAGAGCATAGTGAATGGTGTACCACGTACCACTACCTCGCATCTTCTCTGGGCCATCAGGTAATGCAATCAGCTTATCAACAGCATTAACAATATCTCTGTTCCTCGGGAGGAATTCTTTCCTTGGATACCATATACAATTGGCATAGTCCCAGTCTGTGTACTTCATTTCACGCGATGTGTCGATCGACGGGTGAAGGATGATTTGCTCAAGTCCTAAGTCTAGGCTGTTTTTAGCTACTTTATGCGCAAATGCATCAGAACCAACGCAACAACCGTGATGGAACTCTGCTGGAGAATTGTCCAACACATATTGGAGCAGCCATCTCTTTTGCTCCGACGTTGGCTCGTGACGAGAACCTGTGAAACCTAGGTTCACTCTTGCTCCTGTAACCATGTCTCAAAACGATACATATAATCCATGAAGTACTGTAGGACATCTTTCCAGTTTGTACTATGCATCACGATGAATCGTTCGGATACTTCGCCATCGCCAGCCATTACCACCCATCTACCAGCATTTGAACCGTAGTCATCGCGAATAACGGTTAACATTGTTGGCTTAGTCTCGTCATTGAGAATCTGAGACGTTATTTCAGGACATCCCATACTTTCTGGAGTTGCGCCTGTACCATCTATCAGCCAATCGCTTGGCCAGTAGATTTCTGTCTCCGTTGTAGAGATTGTTACATTACCCATTACATTGCCTCCTTGTAAGCGTCGATAACATCTTTCGGCAGCGTCCCGCCCTTAGCGACGTGGAAGCCAGCATCCTTTGCCCATTGACGAATTTCTTTGGTCGGAGCCGGCAGATTTTCACCATATGGATATTTACTAGCACTGATTTGTTTTGGGCGCTTAGAGTGCACCTTCACTGGTGGCTTAGGCGGTTCATCCGGCCCAAACGCGGCTGTCGCCAACATCAGAACTTCATGAAGCTCACGTGGCTCCATATCAATGGTTATCTTCACGCTTCGCGCTCACTCTCTGGAGTTACTGGATTATCATTAAGATAGTTTTGAAGCTCTTCCAGCGAACCAGTCAGATCCCAATTCTCGAAAATACCGACACTTGGATCGCCATATGGATCGAGTTCCTTGATCGAATCCACAATCGCTTGAAGAATCCGCCGATCAACGTTCGCCATAGCGAACTCATTGAGCGTATGCCTAATCTCCAGGGCTTCGAGTGCACCATAGATCAAATTAGCTGGTACCACGACAAGTTCACCTGTGTCCACCGCGTCTGCGTTATTGACTAATTGCTCATCGTGCTCTCCTGTCATATGAAAGCCATACGACATATGGTCTGGCCCGCAGATTTCGCATGGCGTAACAAGCACCAAATCCTCGAAATCCCAGTCTTCACGAGGACTATGGTCTTCGGGTAAATGGCCATGTGGATCTTGCTCCCAGCGTACTGTAACAATACGCAAGTCAAGCCGATTAGGGCTGCCTGGTGGTGGACTATCATCTACATACTCTACTGTGCCTTCACCTAAGCACGGTAGTTGTTTTGAGCGAACTTTATCGCCTTCTTTGATTTCCATGGGTTCCTCTCATCCTGGTGATTTGTATATCTTTTTTGCGTCGGCTAAATCCGACATCTTACCGGCTGTTGTTTGCCGGAAGTGCGTGGACGAGTTTACGACTGCTGGTTTGATTTCCAAAACAGTCGCAGTACTCGGCTTGACTCTAACGCGCAACTTTGGGTCATGATGTTGCATAGCTTCCGCGTGTTGCGCAGCGTCATCTTGCTCGTCATGCGTGCTGCGTACTGTCCACACTTGTCTTTTCGCATTCCACGCTAAGACTCGCCAAACTGGCTTTTTCAATTGGGTTCCTCTCGATGAGTCCTCTCTCACCTTCACCTCTAATTCTAGTCGAAATATCGATGAAAGTAAATATTTCATAGTAATTTTTAAAAAATTGTTTTTTGATTTTATTCATAATCGAGTTTACTGTCCTTCCATGCATCGTAGGCATCATCTTCATCATATGGGAAATCATCCTGTGGATCTGGTGGCTCCGTACGTTCCTCATACGCACCTTCGAGCCAATCATCAATATCGCTCATGCCATACTCCACTCATCGTTGGTGCCGTCGATGGTTCCTTCTGGAATGCAGTCGACATGAGCGAGAACGGATGCTTGGAGAGTTTGGGACCAGATTTCGCCAACCTCGCCATTGGATTCGAGAATCCAGTCCTCTTCATCTCTCTTGATTATCTCTTGACAAAATGCGCAAGCATCGCCATCCATTATTTTCTTGGCCATAGTGTATTGAACCTTAAAAAAGGCCTTTGCTTTTCGGTTTTGCTTTTTCTCTGCAGAACCTTTTACCATTCTGGTGTTACCTCCTCTTCATTGACTGGTTCTTCATCTTCAGGGTTGTAATAGTCATACTCACAGCAATCACTTACTTGCTCTGGGCGGGAATCATAACCAGGTGCGCCCCAATACTCGTATGCACCTATGCCAAAGTCTACTGTTATAACTCGGCATTCACGATTACACGCTCTACAGAGAATCATTGTTCAGCTTAACTTTCGCTTCTTCCACCATAAATGTGAACTCCCCGCCAAATTCACGGTTGCCGCAAACTGGGCCAATACCAAGCGCAATGCTTAGCTCGTTTGTCAACGTTCGACCGCATATACAGCACGTACCATACAAATGGCCAAATTCGCGCGCTTGCTCTATGGTTAGTCGATCGCTTGGCTTTAGGCTGTATAATGGCTTACGCCCACGGTACTCAAACGTAACTTCAGCTGGCGGACCTTCATTGATAACAATCAGCTCTTTGGCCACCTGAACATTCGCACCATGAACTGTGTGATACAACTTGAAGAATACGCCATCCTTAGCGCGACGGTACATGCCATCTTCGAGTTCATGTGGTGTCTTCGGCGTTGCATATTGCTCACGTGGCGCTGTTGGTGGCTTATCTGTATGCTTAGTAGCATATGTTTGCTCCTTGCGCTTTGGTGGGCATTTCTTCAACTCAGTCACAAGCCTATTGACATCTCTACGCAAAATTGGCTTGCCGTTGAATTTGTCCTCACCTGCTTTGATAACTTGAAATAATTGCCACCAAGCGTCTGGCATTCCCTGTGTCATTGGCGTCCACTCTTTGGATTCCATCAGATCACGGGCGAACTTTAAGTGCTGAGGCGTTGCTATTGCTGGCTCTTCTGGCTCGTTTAATTGTAGCCAACCAATGTCACTCATTGTAGTTCCTCTCAGAAACGGTTGCGTCGCATATTAAAACGGCTGTGTTGCCTCATATGCTTCTTTCTTGGTCATCTTAATTGTTTGTGGCAGCCTGTTGTATGCACCAATCACCAGTTGCGCGATTGGTTCACCATCATTGCTATCCTTATGTTCAGGTAGTGCTCTGGCCATTAGCCTCATGGCTTCAATGGTCACATCATACGCGATTCTGTAAATTTCCTTGAACATCTCACCAAGTTCTGAACCATCTTGCGGTGCAAGACCTCCATGCCCCACTAAATCACGCAGCGGTGGTGGAGCTGATTCATCTTTGAATTCAGCTATGACCTGGCCTGTTTGTGTATCGACCAAATCCCAGCCAGATGGCTGGTACTGCTTTTCGCCTTTGGCATCTTGATAATGCTTACCAGTTCGTCGTTGAATCTGTATGCTGTGAATAATGCCTTCATGCCAACCAGCTGGTGGTTCGTTACTGGCTGGCTGTATTGGCTGTCGTTTACGCCACATTAAAATGTGCCTGTACGTGGGTTCACCCTTAATCCTGGGCTTGATGGCCAAACTGGCCCGTATGTCGGTTTATTCCATGGGCACCCGCCAACGGGCGAACTTGGGTCGCACCATTTACCTTGGCCACCCCATTGATTGATTTCATAGCACATATTGCCAAATGGCGCGGCTGGATATTCCGTTGAACAGTAATTGGTGTTGCCTGGTGATGCGTTTGCTTGCTGGGTTGGTGCGATGAAAAGCATGCTTTGCATGATGCCGCCGGTTAGGGCGGCATATGCGGCTATTTTTGTCTTGTTCATTTAATTTTGGGCTCCTCTCGTGGTTGAAGCGGGCTTTTGCTCGTTGCAACCTTGCCAGATTTCATATTCCTTGATCCACTTGTGTGGCTTCTCAAAAAAGTACACCACATCTGTCGCTGCATTAAGATAGCCAGCGTCAATCAGAATTGTAGCAAACTCGCATAGCCCATCAAGTGTTTGCGGCATTTGCATTATTGTCATACTATCTCCTCAATTAGTTTGATAATGATGTGTGCCAGCAACTTTTCTTGGGTTGTTGAGTTGCTTGCTGTTGTAATGTGGCCAGCTGTCCACTTGAGTTCTGCGAGCCTTTCTTCACGCAGTATTGCTGGGCATTCATGGAAAGCCTCAGCAATTAATGGGTTCACCCCATCTTGATGAGTCATGAAACTTCTGCTTCCTTTTTGTTTTGTTCTGCCCTTTCGGCTGCTTCGTTGTGAACTTTACGAACCACCTCATCGTGGTTGTCTTCACCAATTGAGTCCACAATCGCGTCTACGCACTTATCGCATAAGTACGCTGGCGTGCAGCTTGGGTCGTGTTGGTTTTTCTTGGCATCCTCTCGCAGAATACGGGTCTCAGTCCAATATGTCTGGGACCTTGGTCCACCCGCCACGAGCCATAGCCGGCCCATTTTGTCGTGGTCTCTGTATGGCTCAATACCATACCGAATGCCGCGTTCTGCGGCTGCTTTGATGGCGTCTTCCAGAACGGAATTGCCATGGCTAAGATGCTTTGCAAGCACCTCGATCGTTGGGGTTGTTGCTGGGGTTACTGTTGCATTCATTGGGGTTCCTCTCAGGATAGCTCTGCTTTTAGCAGGGCCATTTCGATTTCAATTGCCTTGAGCTCTTTCTGTATTTGCTCTTGGCTCTTGCCTTGTTTAGTTGTTGATTTAGTTGTGTTACCGTTGTTGTCTATGTCGTTGTCTTGGTCGTTGTCTATACTTTGCAGCTTGCCGGCATAGAACTGGTGGTGCCTATCTCTGGACCGTTTTCTGTACGGCCCAAATGGTAGGTCTATGTGGTTGAGCGTTTCGTTATCGGTGGAGTTAGGCCCGAATCGCACGGTACATAGGTATTTGGGGTAGCCGTGTGGAGTTACCCCATCTACCTCCATGCCGATAATTTCAGCATGGCCACCATAACCTTTTACCGTTACGATGTCGCCGATCTGAAACTTGGCCATTACCGCCAACTGCCTGGCAGTAATGTGTCTCGGAATGCTCCACGGCCCCATACGTTATTGCGAAACGTTTCATGCAATGGGCTGAGCGCCGGTAGTGGCTTCCTTGTTGGATCGTCGTTGAATAGGTTGTCACAGAAGTCAAACGTTTTCTGCAACATTTCGCGATCTGCGATTTGTGTTGCCGGTTTGTGGCATTCCGCCAGCATGGCGCATACGCCGCATTCACATTTACTGTTTGCCACGGTTTTCATTGTTGGGTTCCTCTCTGATTTTTACTTTTTTCTCTCTTTTGTTTTGCTCTAGAACCTCGGGCTATAAGCCCGAGTCTAGTCGCGATCCGTCTGAAAGTAAAGACTTCAGACCCGTTTTTAAAAAACTGCTTAGTTCAGTCGAACATTTTTACTTTTTAGCGGTTTGCGTATCGAATACTGCAAATCGCTCGAATGTAGTCTTGGATAGATCTGATGCTTCCGCCCAATTGTCTACTAACATAAAATTATTGTTTCTGATTGCACAGTTAGCGTCATGTATGGTATCATAAATCTCTGAACATATCGGATGATCTATATCTTTGGGAGTTACTGTGTTTATGTAAACACGTAGCTTAATACCAAATCCGATATATCTAGGTAAGCCATAATGATTTGGATCTTTAACTTTTACTACTTTACCAAATATGTTTTTCTTAGGCATCAGGACGGCGTCCAATTAAGTTCCATTCTGGATTTTCACTGTCAACTGCGATGGCTTTGGCGTTTAATAAATCATCATATGATGAAAAGTGTTCTAGAGTAACGTGATGCGTATTAAACCACCAATCTTTTGGCATTAAAACTGCTGGATTTGGTTTTTGGCTTACATAAAGTAATTTGTTATTCTTGTCATAGAATCTCCAAAGTGAGTACTTTAGTTGTTTTGGTTTGATTATGTCTGGGTCAAACAGTTCAATGTCCATATATTTATTATACCTTATATACATCGAAAAGTCTAATTGAAGTTATCGAATAACCCATCTACCTCGAAAATAACGAATAACCGAGTTATCTCGATTTCTTGCAAGTGAAAATTGCGATAAACGATAACTTATTTCTTATTCTTTATATTTATTTTTTACATATTATAGCTAGGAAAGGTTATCGGTTATGTAAGCCTTTGGACAATTGGAAAAGAGCTGGTAGATGTCGGTTTTCGAGAAATAACTTTGTTCGAGTTTGCTCGGTTACCTAAGTTATCGGACCCCATCGTAGACACACCAAAACGCCCACGCTGGCCCACACCACGCGTAACACAAAATTTTGGCGCAGGCGGGTGATCAGAACATGCGTGTGGCTTGTTTAGCACAGATCAGAACATCGTACCGGCTTGATATCCAAGATCGGAACATGCGTAATTGTTTGGGCACATCAGAACTTGCGGTTAGCGCCGAATCAGAAGATCGTGCCGGCCACGAGCAGAACTTAGTTCAGCTAACGGATCAGAACTTAGTTCAGCTAACGGATCAGAACTTAGTTCAGCTAACGATCAGAACTTAGGCAAGGCTCTCCTTGCTCGAACGAATGTTCGATCGAACGCACGTTCGAGGTCGAAAGTTTGTTCGATCGAATGGACGTTCGAGAAATTCTCTTAGAAAACTCTTAGGAAAAAATCGCGAGAAAACGTCGACTTTCTCTTCGAACGCGCGTATATTCGTAATCGAGGGCGAAAAAGATTCGCTCCGAACGGAAGGAAATACCGTGGCAGTTAAAAGTATCGTCTCGGAGTTCGTTAACGAGACCGACGAGAGTTCCGCTCGTTTCTACCTCGCGAAGCTCGCCGAGAGCGGAGTTAACCCCGACGAACTTACCTTCGTCGAACTCGTCGCCGTAACCCGTAAGTGGCACGGCGAGTGGCAGCGTAGCGACGCTCGTCGCGACGAGCGCGACGCGATCGCCGAAGCGCGCGAAGCGGAGCGTAAAGCCGAACGGCTCGCGAATCTCGCGAAAAAGCGCGACTCTCTCGTCGCGGCCGCGAAGCGCGACGCCGAACGGGCCGCGAAGCGCGAGGCGGCTCTCGCCGAACTCGCCGAAGCGGGTCTACTCGATTCGTAATCGCGAACGGCTCGCGGGTCGCGCTTAGCGCGGCTCGCGAGCTCTCCCGAAAAGATTCCACCGGTCCCTCCATAGGCCGGTGGAATTTTTTTGGGGGGAGGGGTTCATTGTCGCGGTGCACGCCGGACCGATCGTGTGTAGGTTCAAGGCAACACTTAGCCTATCTAAGTAATGTAGCGGAATATAACTGAAAGGCGTATAATCTAAGTATGATCCCTGTCACCGGCTACTCCGGTTGGTCGGTTGATGAGTATGGTAATGCTTATGAGAATGGTGTATTAGTACCGGGCCACGCTCAGGATAGCGGTCATATACTTCTCGGTCACTTCAAGTACCGGCGCGCTATCCTTGTGTGCACAGCATTCCATGGACCGCCTCCAGAGCATGATTCAATGGCGTGTCACAAAGATGATGTAGGTGGCAACGATATCCCAAGTAACCTGTACTGGGGCAATGCTTCAAGCAACGCCAGGGATGCATGGCGTAATGGCAGGCGCGCAGCTTGCGGATCAAAAGCATCAGGTTCAAAACTCATCGAAGAACAAGTCATAGAAATCAGACACATATATCCATCAATGTCACGTAAACAATTAGCCAAGATGTATGGCGTTAGCGGTATAACAATTCATCACATCATTAACCGGGTAACATGGACACACGTGCCATGAAAAAATTTGCACAGACTCTATAGCATTGCTTAGCCTAGCTAAGTAATTCAAGATGGCGTATACTCGAAGTATGTCGAGGAATCCATTTCTTCCGTGCAACGAGGAAACAGAGTTCAGCTTTGGCGCTGGCCGATTCCCTAATCCAGCCATTGACTTCAGCCAAGGCTCCCAATCCGTCAACGATCCGCTTGCCTCTAACTCAGGCTCAGGCTTTCAACTAGCAGACCCAGACAAATGGCAGCAGCAACTTGACCTGGCGGCAGCCAAGCGTACAGATTTAGGCGACCCAAGAAGTCAACCCACGCCAAGCTTCCAGGGTGGTCGTGGCCAGCACCCAGAGTATTACAGCTACGGCAATACAGATCGCTATGGCGCTAGCCCTCCGCTTATTAGGCAACGCAAATGGCCAAAGGCCGTGCGCTGGGTCTATGACTTCCCCTCCTGGATGCAACGGCAATGGTGATAAACAAAAGTAAGCACTGCGCCCCTATATGCCCTGGCGGGGATACAGATTATCTGGGTCATTGCATTCATAATATGGCACAGGAGGTACCCGGTCAAAGGTCCAACCATGCCGGGTAAACAAGTCAAGAACTGGTCAATGTACCATAAGCTACGTGCGAAGGGTCACACCAAAGAGTCGGCAGCCAGAATTACTAACGCAGTCCATAGCGTACATGGCAGAAGCAAGAGCAAGCGCAAACGGAGTAGGCGGTAACTATGGCTAAATGCAAAACTAAGACAAAGACAAAAACTAAAGTCAAAGTCAGGAAGCGTTAGTAATGCCTGGCGTAAATGAACAGCAGAGGCTCGAAGTCACAGGTGGTCCAGGTAGCGGCAACTTTATGCTTCAGTTCAACGGCGTATGGGCGCCCACAAGTATTAAGTACCATCCAGCGGCGGGTGATATGAAGACCTACCTTGAAAGCATTCCAACTATTGGCCCAGGTAACGTCATGGTTGGCAAGGAAAGCAACTGGGTTTACCTTATTGATTTTGTTAACCAGCTAGGCGAGCAAGACGTGCCGCAGCTTGTAGTGGATTATAGCGGCTTGCCTGGTGGATGTACAGTGCTTATCACGACTACGCTTGAAGGCTTAAGCGATAATGCGCCACCGGCTAATGTAGACCAAGCCGTAGTCGAAGCTGGCATATTTTTGCACAGGTTATGGCGGAGACAAGCAGACCTCAAAAGGGATGAACTAGAAGGAGTTCTGCGTGACTTACAACCATACATACCGTACACAGGTGACCCGCCAACGCCAATAGGCCCAATAGGATAAGCAGCTGTTACGCGAACTAGAACCACGGAGACCTCAAGAATGGAGTACACAAGTGAACGACGAAATGCGGTCACTCATTGTGGACTGGCACGACGCGAACGAAGCCGGATGCTGCGACTATGACGGGCCATACTGCGGCGAGTCGAAAGCCTGGGCACGCGGTTGGCTGGCGGGCCAGGCGGCGATGGATGCCGATGAGTGATGTAAGCAGCAAACAAAATAGGTGAGCAATGGCAGAAGCTAAAGTATCAAGCCCAGACCCAGAAGGCAGCGAAGCCCCAGAGCCCACGGCAGCGCCCACGGCAACAACCCCAGAGCAACCAGAGACCACGCCAACAAGCGTGCCTCTCACGGCTAGCTTTGCTGGCGGGGGCGCACTTGCGGCTAACGTTGATATCGTACAGCACCACGTTGTAGATTTTGCAGGCGAAGGCACGCTACAAGCTTACATAAGTCCAACACAACCAGTAACAAACATGAACGCGGCCACGCTGAATTACAATAACTCAACTGGCCAGCTATTACCTATTCCGGCGCCTGAGGATGAAGCCCAGGACGACCCAAACCAGCCGCAAGTGAACACTGCATGGCCGGCAAGTACGCGACCGAGCCAAATGCATGTGCCGAGCCATATACAGTACCGAACAACGCAGGTACCAATACGCGGGCGGCTGCGGCACCCAACGAACTTTTATAAGCCACAGCTAATTACGACGGTAGTATCGCCAAGCGTGGCGGAACAGATGAACAAGCACGGCAACCCGCAATTTAGGCGGCTAACAGGAAAGGCAGACTAAGATGGCATTTGGACTGGTTAAAGCTGAAAAGGGTGTTGCACACCAGCTTACAGCAGCGAGGATTGCACAGTTACACCGATGGCAAATGCTGGGCGCGGCTGCGCGGCGGGGTAAGAGGACCGCTAGACACGATATACACAGGACCAGGCACGCAGCGTACCATGGTAGACACAGTATTAGGTCGGTGGCCCATGCTGTAGCTTGGGGTACAACTAGGCTTGTACTACCGACGAGCTTAGTAACGCCCGTTATACCGGGATACCAACCAGGCGATAGAATACATACACCGCTGAGAGGGCGATGAGAGGAGCCGCAGATGAGTGAGCCGATTAAGACGACACGCAAAGCCCTAACCCCATTTGGCGGGATAAGGGGTCAGGCTGGCTTTCAGAAGCTCAAAGAGGAAGCAATACGCAAGCTACCTCGCCAGGAATGCTTTGATAGAGGCTACATTACGGTCAAGGAACTGGACGATGAGGAGCTAGTAGCTGGGCGCTGTCGCGATGCTAACGGACGGATACCAAAGCCTAAAGGCAAGACCGAGTACATACCGCGTGAGCTATACGATGAGATGGTGGCGGAGCACGAGCTTAGGTATAAGCAGAAGCTGCGTGAAAACCTTGACAATATGCTAGACGTGATGATTGAAATTGCTGAAGATGAAACGGTGGAGCCGCGCGATAGGCTGGAGGCGGCTAAATATTTATTTGAGAGGACAGCTGGTAAGACACCCGAAACTGTTACGGTCAATGTTAAGCACGCGCCGTGGGAGGAGTTGCTTAGCCAGGTTGCTGGGATCGCGCCAATGAGCAGACAGGAACACCGTGACTTAGGCGTGGGGATTGTTGACGCGGAGTTAGTTGAAGTGGACGAGGACGGCGAACCGATTACCGGCGAACCAATTTCAGAAGACGATATGAACAAGTATTGGGTTGAAGGCGATATAACGCACCATGCACCAGGTCAGCCGCAAACAGAACCGCACCAGGCAGAGCCAGAACGCAACTACGGTCGCCGGGCGGATGAAGCCCGAAGCTACCAACAGCAGGTTCAGGATGCGCAAGACTTAGCAAAGCGACGTAAAGAAGCCAAGGCAAAAATACAGAACGCAAAAAAGCAGCGCAAAATTGACCGAGCTATGGGAGCTGATGCGATTAGGGATGAGATTACTGGTGTAACATTGGACGAGGATGGTAAGGTTAAATTTGTCCAGGGTCAATAGGTACCCGTCGCGCGATGAGCCGGGTAAGGGTATAATCGAAGTGTGTACGAACTCAGCGGACCTTCTACCGGGTCTTTCCTCGCGCCTGACTCCTCGCACACAACAAGTGGTGGCTCGGTCCAGGTCTTGGGTTCCTCTCAGAATACGGTTGCTGGACCGAGTTCACCCACAGGCTCAATTCCAGGTAGCAAGATAACAGGAGGAAAACCCAAAATGGCATGGCAAGTTCCTTACAAGAGGATGGCGCTCCACCCTATTCCTCGCGTGGTCGATAATACTGACCAGATGGCCATCGAACAGCGCGCCATCAACTACAGCCACCACCCAATTCGGTATGCTGACATGCCTGGTGGGCCTGGTACATTCGCGCCGTATGGAAACACTAACTTCAAATAAAGCAGGTTAGCAATTATGCAGGTAACATTGAGCAATGACGAACAGTCTCAGTTAAACCAGTTAGCTGAAGAGCGTGGTGAGCTTATCGATCAATGTGCGGCAAGTTTGATACGTGAAGGGCTTAGCGATGGCTAAGAATGTTCCGCAATACCCACGAGGCACGCCCGGTTCACCAGGTACACGTTACGCGCCATCGAGTAAGAAGCAGCCCAGGCCTACTGGCATGGACCCTGCGAACCCAAGTTATGGGACAATGGATAGCGGAGGGCAGACAGACCCAGCTGGTAAGATGAATAGTTTGTTTGGCACTGGTAACCGTGATGTACCATCCAACCAAGGCGAACTTCAATCCAAAGCGAATAGGAGCTTCTGATGGCAACAACTGGATACCCAGCGAATGCGGGTGGAGGCTCAAGCGGCCTCGCCCAGTCTGGTGGCCGAGACACCACATTCGGCACAGAGGGCGGCGGCGTACCGCTCACCAAAAAGGTTACTCAGGGCGCTACTGAAGCCACTGGCATTAATGGTGTCGGCCTGACGTACAACGTTCGGTCAGCTGGCGGCGATAGAACACAGACCCCGTGGAAGGGCACTGCTGGAGGCACTCCGCCACAGTACACCGGTGGCCTTCAGAAGCCGATTCAGGACTTGCGTAAGCAGCGTCCGCCTGTTCGCGGTGGAAGTCAGGATATATAATGACAACGCCATATGGAGCCGTTCCAAGAGGCCCGCAGACAGGAACGCCGAATACCAAGCCGATTGGGGCTAGTGGGCAGAAATTCGGCAAAACTCTGAACCCATGGGGTGGTCCGAACATCCCAAAAGGCCAGGTCCCAAAGGGCACAAATAGCGCTTCAGGCTCAAGTACGAGCAAGCCGGTACCAGATCCACAGCTATTTGATACCGGCGTTCGTAGCAGTGATCCGCTAGAATGGCCGGTTGTGCTGAATTGGGATGGTAGCTATACACGACAGCCATCAACGAGCGGTATTACTGCGAACGTGATTAACAAGGTAAATGCTGCGGTAGAGCACGCATACACCCGTGATGGCTATCAAGCTAGCCCATAGTATGCCATGCCGGCACTACTTAACCCGTGGGCGGTGTATGATAGCCCACTAGTATCTTGGGACCCACACCCGGCCCAGGAATTAGTGCTGGAAAGCCAAGCGAGACACAAGGTTTGGTGTGCCGGTAGGCGTACTGGCAAGAGCGATTTGGGCGGGCACGTGCTTTTGCCAGAGGCTCTTTACACGCGATCTGTGGCCGAAGAATGGCTAAAACAGGGCAAAGCGCGCATATTTTGGATCGTTTCAGACGAATATTCCACTGCTGAGAAGGAATTTCGGGTCATTTGGCACCTATGCAACATGCTAGAATTGCCGATTGATAAGCCAGGAAGCTATTACGACGCTGTTGGCGGGAATATGCACCTTAGTTTGTGGAAGGGTGCATTCCAGATACACTGTCAGAGCGCAAAATACCCTGAACACCTTGTTGGTGAAGCGTTATGCGGAGTGATTATGGCTGAGGCGGCAAAAGCTAAGCCGTCAATATGGCATAGATTCATCCGCCCAATGCTTAACGACTACAAAGGATGGTCTCTTCACACATCTACACCACTTGGGCACAACCATTTCTATGATAAATTCCAAATGGGACAAGACCTTTATAACCCAGAATGGGAATCTTGGCGTGTTCCTAGCTGGTACAATCCTTACGTTTATGTCGGTGAGACTCGTGATGAGGACGTAAGACAGTTACTGCTAACTCTCGAAGGTGCACCAGGGCTAAGCGCGTTCGAGATAGCTGATCAACAGCAGCTATATATTGATGGTGAAATACTTCAGCTGGTTGAAGAGCTACCACCTGAGTTGTTTGCTCAAGAAATTGCGGCCGACTTCACTGAATTCGCCGGTCAAGTGTTCAAAGATTTCGATGAGGCGTACCATGTTGGTGATCTACGTTTCAACCCTGAGTGGGAAACGTACGCAGCTACTGACTACGGCTTTACCAACCCGAATGTCTGGCTTCTAATCCAAGTGGGGCCTTGGCAGGAAATTAATGTATTGGCTGAAGTACATGAAATGGGTTTAACTGCAGACAAATTCGCGGAAGAAATCAAGCGTAGACGGCTCAACCCACCACAACTTGAAGTGTTCTTCCCAGATCCAGCCGATCCGATGAGCACTAGAACACTTCAGGACAGGCTTCACATTAGGCCAGCTGCGAAAACTGGTGGCGAACTCAATCTTCGCATCAATTTGATACGCCAAGCACTGCGAAAAGGCAGAATTGATCGTGAAGGAGCCATGTTAAGCGAGTCAAATTCTGATATTTGGCGCCCTCAGCTTATGATTGATCGCCGAAATTGTCCGCGTATGCGTGAAGAAATGTTGGCTTATAGGTATCCAGAACGCAGAGAGGATGCCGAATTAAGTCGTGATCGCTATGAGAACCCAATGAAGAAGGATGACCATGCTCCTGAAGCTCTCGGACGCTTCATGATTGGGTATTTTGGCGATGGAACGTTGCTCGACATGGGTACTAAAGTAACAAAAGCTAGGATCAGAGTCGGTCGCAAAGGCCGCAACTTCTTAAATAAGCGCGAGAAGCCGCTCAGGAGTATGATAAATGTGAAGGGTGGATTCCCCGACTGGAGGGAATGGCAGTAGTGGACCATAAACACTGTGATATATGCCCTATAATGACGTGTAATCACAATCGTCGTACTCAAAAGATCGTAGTGCTTTCCATGCCTATCGTTAGGCGTGCCGATCGAAATAAAGAGAAAGCTGAAGCTAAGTGAGCATAAATCTTTCAGTATTTGGCTATCCTGGCTGGGAAGCTGATAATGAAGGCAATGTTTACAAGAATGGTAAGCTTATACCAGGTAAAGTATATCAAGGATATAATAGATCGCATACTAGTTTCCCGCTGATTAAGCGAGCTACTTTAGTGTGTACAGCTTGGCATGGACCTAAGCCATTTGATGAAGCTGAGGTTAGACATCTTAATGATATTCACGATGATGATAGGCCTGAAAATCTAAAATGGGGGACACATACTGATAACGTTCGTGATTCCGTAAAGAATGGAACTCACTATACGCCAAATTATGAAGGTGGTTGTGCTCCGAAACCAAGTACTCGTGGGTTTAAACATTATAAAGCTACACTATCTGATGATGATATTAGAGAGATTCGTAGATTACGTGCCGAAGGGGTCAGCGCGGTAGAATTAGCGAAGACTTACGGAGTTCACGTGCAATATGTTTACGCTGTAGTCAGCCGTAGAAAAAGATCGGAGGTGGTCTGATGCCGATAGATATTCGGCAGTATTGACGACTCAGCCATCGACTTTATTCGCGATGACCTCAAGTTTAGCCGTCTGATATCAAATCTTAGCAATAATGACGACCGTATTCGTCTTAAAGCGTACATGCTTTACGATGACATGTACTACAACCGTCCCGAGCACATTAGGATTACGCTCCGCGGCGGGGTTAATACCATTCCTAGTGTTGCGCCGCCATCGAGTACAAGTTCAAGCTGGGCCGAAGAAGATGAAGACAGCGTTCAGATTTATGTCCCTAGTGCGAAGAAGTGTATCGAAGCTGTAAATAGGTTCTTAGCTGTTGGCTGGAATGTTCAGCCAGATCCAACGTTCCCAAAGACTGCTAATACTCAAACTGTAGCCATTTTTATCCAGAATTTATTTAAACGTGAGCGGATGCCAAGTAAGTTCGCTCAGATGAAGCGTTACATGCTTATTAAAGGTGATGCGCTTCTACATATTACAGCTGATCCTAAGCGTTTGCCTGGTCAACGAATCAGCATTAATGAGCTTCGTGCAGAGCATTATTTTCCAATAGAGGATTCTCAAGGCAATTATATCGGTTGTCATTTGGTTGATATCATCAATAATCCAAATAATACACTTAAGCTCAATCAGTATACTGGAAAGGAAGTGGTTCGTCGGCAGACGTATCGCAGAGAGCTTGATGATGCTGGCTTCCCAACAGGCCGGATAACATCAGAGCTTGGACTATATGAAATAGGTAAGTGGGATGATCGAGTCTTACCTGCTTCAGAGCTTAGTCTGATCCAAGAAGTACAAGACCCATTCTATTTGCCTCCAGAAATCAATCAGATTCCAGTGTACCATTGGCGCAATATGCCGCCGCCAGGTAGCTTTTTTGGTACATCTGAATTGGCTGGCGTTGAAAGCGTCATCACCGCCATCAACCAGGCCATGTCCGATGAGGACTTGACTCTGATTATGCAAGGTTTAGGAGTTTATTGGACTGATGCTAGTCCACCGTTAGATCCGAGCGGCAATGAAGTCGAATGGGAAATTAGTCCACGATCAGTGGTACAGGTTGCATCTGGCGGACAATTTGGACGAGTTTCTGGAATTACAACCGTGCAACCATTTGGTGACCACATCAACTCTCTTGACGAGGCAATGCAACAGGCCCTTGGGGTACCAGATATTGCTGTTGGCGTTGTTGATGTTACGACTGCGGAAAGTGGTATTGCCTTACAACTCAAACTTGGCCCACTTCTTGCTAAGAACCAAGAGAAAGAACTTGACTTACTCGATGTCGGAGACCAATTCATCTATGATCTCATAAATGGCTGGATGGTTGCTTATGAGGACATAGATGTTGAAGGTGCCATATTCTCTACTGCGTTCGACGACGCAATGCCTAAGAACAAGTCCAAAGATTTACAGGATTTGATTTCACTTTGGACTACGGCTGGGCCAGGAGCGCCAGGTGCTTGTTTGCCGGTAAGTTGGTTCTTCGAGCAGCTTAACAATATTATGGGCTACAAGCTTGATGAGACAAAGGACTTTGCGCAGGCTTTAGCTGATGCACAGAAGATAGTGAATGCTATAACGCCAACGCCGCCACCCGCACCGGCGCCATCACCAGATTTAGTTGGCGCAGGAGCGCCGGCCACTAATGGAGCACCAGGAGGTTAATAATGGCAGCAAAGAGGAAACCAAAGTTAGGTTCTGGCGCAAGATTCAAGGCGCTAACCAAGTCAATTTCAAAGCGCGGCGGGGTTAGCAATCCTGCTGCCGTGGCTGCGGCGATTGGCCGTAAGAAATATGGGAAGGCCAAGTTTCAGAAGATGGCTGCTACCGGTCGTCGTCGTAAAGGCAAGTAATTATGGCTAGGCGAAAGAAAACAGTAAAGAAAACATTTGGTGGTGCCAAGAAAGCAGGTTTGGTTGGTCGAAAGGCCAGCGGTAAGGCCATCAAAGGCTCAGTTGGTGGCGTCAAAACGAACAGAAAGTTCACATAATGGCCAGCGCAGCGCAATTGGCAGCACGTCAGAAGTTTACCGCAATGGTACGGGCCAAACAAGCAGGCAAAAAAGGCGCTGCTCCTGTTGCGTCAACGACCAAAAAGACAGTTAAAAAGGCAAAGCGCGCAACAAGGAAGCGTAAATAATGGCTCGCAATGGTGGACATACTATGGTAAGGCATGATGTTAGGAAGATTGCTAGGGCAGCTAAAGCTGAGGGTCCACCTGGTATTATTCCCGGCCAGCCGGCAGCTGGCCATCACCCGTTTTATAGTCGCGCGCAATGGCGATTATTCTTTGCTAATCCAAAGCTGCGTAGATGGGCGATAGGTAAGGCCCATGCGACTGGTGGCCATCATGAGATAACACAACGGTTACATTTTTCACCGGCGTACCGTGGCTTGCCAGAGCGTGAACGTGGTTTACATATCGGTCAAGGCCCAAAGCACCATAAAGGATAAGTCATGGGTATTTTTGCTGGTGTTGTAAGAGATATAACACGCGGTGAAAGACAAGCTGATCGCGATATTTACAGGGCCAGGCGTGATAGATCATCTGTAAGGTCTATGTTGCCAAATTTACCTGGTGGTAGAGGTCGTGGAATAGGTGGCTTGGGCAGGCTTAGACGGCTAAATAATTTCAATATGCCCGGTAACTGGGGTGGCTGGCCCAATATGCCTGGTCATGGCTTCGGCGGAGGCTTTGGTGGCGGTTTACTAGGTGGTGGCATCATGGGAAGTATTGCCCATCCAAAAATGCTTGGTATGGGCAAGCGTTCAAGTGCATCATCTAGTACAAGTGGATCGAATTTTGGTGCATTCGGAACACATGCTTCAGATACGGCTAAAGCTGTGAAAGCTACGAGTACACCTGATCCACTTACACAACCATATAAGCCACTTTCCAAACAGCCGTATGGACTTGGATGATTTCTTATTAGAGCGCGATGAGTCGCGGTCGCGTAGGATAAAGGCTATTAAGGTTTGATCAACCTTTCCTGGGACTAGGAGCCAAAATCAATGCCTGAAGGTGAACGTCAAGAACCGCCCAAAGATGGTGATCAGCAAAATGATCAGAATCAGCCCGCGAACCAGACGCAAGCTCCACAAAATCCTCCAAAACAGCCTGATTCTGGGCCAGCTACTCCTAAACCCGGTGACCAAGGGGCTGGAGAATCTGGTAGTGGGTCTGGCGTATCTAGTCTTGAAGAGCAACTTGACGCTGAAAAAACGAAGAATTTACAGTTAAGCAAAGATCTCACCAAAGCTAAGGCTGATCAGGCTAAGGCTGAAGGCGACAAAGATGTCGCTAAGGAGCGTGATGAGTTCAAAGCTGAAAATGATAAGCTGAAAAAGCTGCTAGAAAGCAAATTTCTTGTATGGTGTATTGCTACCGACAAGAAGTACAGCTGGCAAAATGCTGAGGATGTCGTCAGGTTTATTAGTACTGATGAATTGAACATCGACGTCGAAAAAGAGAAGATTGAAGGACTTGATCTTGCTCTAAAGCGTATCGCCAAAGATAAGCCGTATCTGTTAGTTCCAGCCGAAGGCGATCAGCACCAGACTCCGCCAGCTAGTGGATCACATCCTTCAGGTAGTAAATCTGGTGATCGAGTTACTGAGCAAAAACGGCTTGGTGAAAAGTACAAGATACCAGGTTTTGGGACTCAAGCAACGAAGTTTATGTGATGATTACGACTGAACTCGCACCAGGAATCCTAGAGCATAAACTCTGGGAACCATTAGTGACAAGTTCAGCTGAATATCAGCATGTACACGAACTTGTTCGTAAGACCTATGGGTTAGCCACTAAATATTTGTGTGAGAATTGTGATAATCAAGCATATGAGTACGCATGGAATCATGAATATGATCCACGAATTGTAACTAGCTATGATCCAATGTGTTATAGTTGTCATCGTGAATATGATGATTTAGGATTCCATATTGGTCATACTACTTCGCAAGGTGAAAAGCATTGGTTTGCAAAACTTTTCGAAGAAGATGTTCTTGAAATTCGTAGAATGTGGGCGACTGGTGTTTGGACCCACCAAGAAATATCAGAGTTTTATCCTGTTGGCCGTGCAACCATTACCCTTATAATCAGTCGTAAAATCTGGAAGCATATTTAGAAAGGAATTCTGATGGCCCGAGTTGATAAGTACGATCCAATTGACGGTGGGTTCAGGGCTGACGTGGCTGTCGATGTCCTTGACGCTGATCTGGGGAAATTGTACGCCTATGGCCTAGACAGTACCGGCAAGGCAGTCAAGGGCGCAGGTCAGTCGGGTTGCATAGGCGTTTGGGTTTTCAATGATAAGCCTGGTCGCGTTGGTCCACTAAAGGAGGTGGCCCGCCAGGATATTATGCGAATGGGCTGCATTTGCGATTTCGGTCCTACTGCGGGTGTTCCAGGTACCAACTTTGGTGTTGCAGGCACCAAGTATTTTGCTGATCCCACTACAGGTGCGGTTT